ATCTTGTACTGCAGCACTTGTCATCAAAGAAGTATCGTTGTCTGCAAAGGATTCACTTCCTGTTTGGATCGTTGAAATTGTTACACTATCTATAATAGGGCTAGTTAATGTTTTGTTTGTAAGTGTTTGAGAACTTGTTAATTGAACAATATCACTATTTGTAATAGATGCAATCTTTGTTGCAGTATCTGCATTGCCTGTTACATTACCAGTTACATTACCTTCAAGGTTTGCTACAAGTGTTCCAGTAGATATTGTAAGATCGCCAGTAGCACTTGGAGTTGAGGTTGTTGTACCCAATGTAAATTTATCAGCAGATTCGTCCCATATAATCGCAGCATTGTTTCCTGTACTCCCTCTTTCTATGATTAAACCACTATCATTAGCATTAGAACCTGCCCCACGATTTAATCCAATAATATTATCTGATACATCTAAATTTGTTTGATTAACAGTAGTGGTTGTTCCATTTACTGTTAAATCCCCTGATAAAGTGATACTTGCCCCTTGTGTTGTACCAGTTAAGGTTGGGGCAGTTAAAGTTTTGTTTGTTAAGGTTACTGTGTTGCTTAATGTTACATCCCCTGATGCTGTTAAGTCAATAGCACCATCACCTGCATCGTCATAAGCAGCAGATAGGTTGGTATGACTTGCATTGGTAACCAACATAGCACCTACTGTGTCTTGGATATATTCTTGTAAAGTGTCTGATCCTATATAAAGAGTAGTAGATATTTTTACTTTATCACTAGCAATCAATAGATCAGAAGCAGTACCATCTCCATCATATAAAGCACGAAGTGTTCCATCAATCCCACCAGTTTCTCCCATGTGGATTAATTGAACATATCCCTGATTTACAGGTGTATTTCCTATATTGGTATTACTACTCAATGTCTAATTCCTTGTATAATTTTTTGTCGGTCATTCTTTTAAATCCTCTACCAACATCATCAGAAAGAATAAGGGGTTTGCCAATTAGTCTTTCTACTTCGTGGTTTGGATTGCAATCAAATTCGGTTGGGCATTTCTTTAATTTTTCATCGTTAATGCTTTGTACATAGTCAAAAGTCTTTCCACACTCGCATTTATATTCGTATAATGGCATCTATATCCCCTTCAAATTCTTTTTTAATGGTAATATAGGGCTAACCGAAATTAGCCCCATATTTAGTCTATTCTCAACTAGCCTTATGGATTGTTGAAATTAACTACTGGTAGTGAAGTACTTGAAGCACCATGAGAAAGTACTGCACCGAAAAGAACATCTGCAACTACTGAAGTTGCTAGGTGGTCAATATCGTAAGCACTTTGAACTCTTGGAGCTACTTGTTGTGCGAAGTACACACCATTTCTATTGAAAATAGATGCACTTTCGTCACCAGTACCACCATCATCGTCCCAGTCAGTAGAAGCGATAATATCCATGCCATAAGCTTGGATCACTTTTCCTGAAACATTAGGACCTACACCATCGCCTCTCTTTTGGGCTTCTGTGAAGTCGCCTAAAGAAAGTAATGACATGTAGAATGCTGGTGAAGCATATAAGAATGTTTCGCCATCTGTGTAGTCATATCCTGCATCTAATAATTTTTGCAGACCACTTCTTACTAAAGCAGTAGTTGCAGTATTATCAGCAGCAAGAGTTACATCATTTCCAGTTGCTGCTTGTAGAATGTCTACAGCAATGTAGTTTTCTACTTTCTTTGCTAAAGCATAACCCATAGATTGTGCATAAGCATTGAATAAGTCAGCAGATTCTTGGACTCTTACGATGTCGTCGATTCTCTTTGCTTCATAGTGATGTTGGTTAACTGTTAAGTCAACTTTACCATCAGTATTGTTAGTATATGTTACTGCAGTACCAGCTGTTTTTGATGCTGCAGTTTCTTCAGTTACCTTAGGTATATGAAGAATGTCGCCACCTTCACTCATGAGTGAGGAGAAATCTAATACTCTATTTTTAAGATCAAACTTTCTTTCAGCATAATCTAAAATAGCATCTCTCCACAATTCAGGAATAAAATTAGCTGCTGTTGTTGGAGTTACATTTCCATCAGCCATAATTAATCTCCTTAATTAGTTACTATATCCCTCGACTATCTGTTTCCAAAGTTTAGGGTTTCTTCTTGCTTTCTGTCTATCTTCATCAGACATATCAGCGAAAGTTGTGTTTGTTGCAAATTTCCCTGAAGAAGTAACCTCTTTGGCATCAGATACCTGCACTTTTTTATTTCCCAGTCTTTCAATGTGCTTTTCCAACTTCATTGTTGGGAGGTCTTGATATATTTCTTGATCGTCATCTGAAAGTTGGGACAGCAGATGTTCTCTTCTTTGTTTTTCTTGGATCTGAAATTGTTCAACTACAGGTTTTAACTGTGAGTTTTCTTCCTTCATCTTTTCATACAAAGATTTAAACTCCTCTTTTTCTTCAAGTTGTTGTTGCTCTTGAAGTTTGAGGTTGTCTTTGAGTTCGCTCAACTCGGCTTCTGCTGCTTGGCTTCTTTGTCTGTATTTCTTGCTTTCTGCAATTAAATTACCGACTTCATTATTTTCCTGTGTAGGAGTTTCTGCTACTGCTTGTTCTTCTACTACTGCATTTTCTTCGGACATACTGCCCTCCTATTTTATTATCGTAGTTTTGGATACATACTTTTTAATGTTTCTATCCAAAAGTTCTTTGCCGAATCTCTCGGCTATAAATTTTTGATTCTTATTAGACAAATCATAGATGTCATATCCTCTTTTCTGATTGCCTAATACTATTTCCCCTCTATCGTAAGCAATGATTGCAGTATCAGTCTTTGCTGATGCTCTCATACCTCGTAGAGTTCTACCAGTTAATCTCATATTCACAAATGATGTATTAGTGTCTGTAGATTGCCCTTTAAATGCTTTTAACTTACCATTCCTACCTTGCATACTATTTGCTTTGTATTTCTTATAAGTATCACTTTTATATCTATATCCACTATTATTATTTTGAAATTTACCCTCACTTGCATCAAGTATAATCTTATCAATAGCATCTTGTGCTAGCTTTCTCATTGCTTTGGAATTAGGTTTGACTACTTTATCTATTCTCACACTCTAATCCAATCGTGTCTGCAATTATATCCACCTCTATTACTAAAATCTATATATCCTAAACTATTGATTTCTTCTCTTGTTAGTGGTGGCTCTTGTAATGCTTGTTGGCATATATCTCTTGTCTTGTTATCACTTGGTCCAATATATTGAAACTTTATTTCAGGAAACTCCTCAAATGCTTTGGCTCTTGAAGTGTTGCTGAATCGTGAGAAGGAATCGTTAATCAAGAATGAAGTTTCACTTGAACTAATAAAAGTTCCTACACCAAATCCAGTTTGTAGTCCTGACATAATTTGTGCATTGGTTTCACCAGTAATGATTCCTCTTAACATCGCAGTCTTTAGTTGGTCTGCATATTGTCTTACACCATTTGTTAAATAAGTCATCTCAAAGTTCTTTAGCTCTCTTAATGTATCAATACTTGCTACTGATACTTTACCTAATTCTCTACGATTTAATTCACTAAACACTGATGATATTTGGTTATCATAAGTATCGCTTACTCGTTGAATCAATCTATTATATCCTAGTCGTTCCATTTCATCAAAGAAATCAATCTGTTTAGCAATCTGCATTAGTTCAGTATCGGATACTTGACCTAATCCTGCTACTAGGTTGTCTAGTTTATCCAATAGTTGTTGTTGAATATTTGCTATCTCTTTATTGTAGAAATCTAAATTAGCCAACTTGCTTTCCTATCTTATCAATAATAGATTGTGTTTCGTCTTGCTCTTGTGGTTGTTCTGCATCTATCTTTTCTACGATTCCTTGTATTTCTTGTTCTTGTAGGTCAGGATTCTTCTTTCGTAGATATGATTGTCTTGTTTCAATGTTATTCTTAAATGCCCAATCATAGTATTTGATTTCTTCATCGGCACTCATAGGCACTTCTCTTTCAGCAAAGTCTACACTAAACTGATCCCCTAATTGAATACCACCTGATACTTCACAGATTCGTTTTGCAATTCTAAATTGTTCTTTCTCAAATGGTCTATAGATTTGTTCTATATCGCTTCGTAAAGCATCTTGTAAGTCCATTTGTCCCATCTTCTTTGACAATCCACTCTCGGCTTGGTTACTTGTCCAATTAATCTTTACATTGTTTGCTTGTGCAATACTATCTACCATATACTTGGTGGATTCAATCATTGCCTGGACATTAGCATTCGGAGTTGCATAATTAAAGTTAGCACCTTCAGGCAATACTAATGCTTTATCTTGCCCCATAGTGATTCGTTGTTCAGTATCTAATCCTGTAAATACTGGTTGTCCTAGTTGGAATCTACCATGCAAAGCAAGTTCGGTAAGCATAATGTTAATACTTCTCATACCATTTACTAGGTCTGATGCCCCTTCTCTAAAGAAATCTCTAGTGTATGGGTGTCTATGTGCTATGTTAAATGGTAAGACATCACCATAAGGGTTTCTATCTCCATCTACAATAGAAGTAATCTTACCTCTACTGCTAATCATAAAGTGTTTCCCTTCCATATCTTCGGTATCTTTACTCCAAAACATGTACTGTGCATCTTCTGATCTTGCTTGTAGTTGGCTTTCTGCTTGATACATAATAGCAAATGGTTCATCTTCGTTTGGTCTAAAGAATGGAACAAAGAAATGAATAGGTCTATACTTTAGTTTCTTTTGATTATCGTCCCAATGAGTATATAAAGCTTCTGTACCTAATAGGTAGGTAAGTTGTTCAAATTGTTTCATAAAACTATCTAAATCACCAAGTACTTCATTGTATTTGTCATTGTATCTTACTGGTGCTTGTTGATATACTAATGCCCTTCTTGATATAATGTTTCTTACAAGGTTGATATACATTGGTGGGATTTGTGAAAGAGAATCGCTTTCAAAGAATCTTTTAATATCATGCTCTAGGTTGATCCCTTCAAAGTAGTCTAATAGTCTTTCTCTTTCTTCCATTTGGTTGTCATAACCTTGTTCAATGGTTTCCATTAGTAGTTGATGTAGCATTTTTTCTGTAATGTTATAAATAATCATGATTCATACCTTTTATAATTTTTTTCTTCTTGGGTTTCCATGTATCGTTCTTGGAAATCCTTGATTAGTTGTTGATTTAATTCATCTTCTTTTATACTTAATCGATGTCCCCACATCATAGCACCTGAAATGCTAACTATAATCCCTATACATAACCCTAATAAAAACTCTACCATTGGATTGCCTTTGCTTGTCCTTTGAATCCATATCTATATTCCAATGGATACATTAATCCATCTAAAAAGTGTGATAAAGTTTCTGTCTTTAATATCTGCCCATTATCCAATGTGCATAACTCTAAATCTCTAATAGTGTTCTTACACTTTGGATTAATAAATAACTTATGCTTTCCAGTAGCATCTTCTAACATTCTATTCAAAGCATTCAATCTATCCTTTTGAGTTGGGTTAGATTTCTTTGCTATAACAGTAAACCCTGAATCTTGTAATATCTTATGGTCTGACTTGGTACTATTAGATGTTCTTGCTTTCCCTGCTGGGTCAGGATAACAAGGTAATCCTCTACCTTTCTCTTGCATTAGTTTAGCCAATTCAAAGGTGTTAGAGTTCTGTAATCCAATCTCATCAAATACATAGACTTCCCCTGCTGTGTTCTCGCACATTAGGAGTGCAGTCATATAAGATGCTACCCCAAAGTCAATTCCCCAAAACATTCGTGGACTCTTTTCCATTACTCTACAATGAGTATCTCTATTGAAGTTATAAGCACATCTATTCGCTGCAGTTAGGAATGATGCTTCATACTCTTGTTGGAATGTTCGCTTATCTAAATTCTTTTTGGCATTCTCTACTTCTTCTTCAGAAATAAAGCCACCTTCTAATGTGGTAAACTGCCAGGACTTATAATCACTATCATTGGATTGTCCTTTAACAAATAGATCGTAGAAGTGGTTTAATCCACTAGGAGTTCCTACAAATAGTGCTGATCCTTTGTTCTCTGCTAGAGTTGGTTGTATAATTTCGCCCCAAACATTCTCTTTCATGTAAGAATATTCATCCATTACTACCATTGTTGTTGATACTCCACGAAGCGAGTCAGGTTTGTCTGCCCCTTTGAGTTCAATCTTTGCACCATTGTCAAGTGTAATTGATAGTTCAGTTTCATTAATAGTTGCTTGTTTGTTTGCGAAAATTCCTTTGAGAAGATTCCAAGATACCATCTTGGCTTGTCTATATGTAGGAAATACAATCCATCTTCTCTCATTTGCTTCCAAAGGTTTATTAAGTAAGAACAGAACTGATAGCATTGATTTGCCAAATCGCCTCCCACACGAAAGCACCTTAAATCGTGCTGGATCGTTAAGGATTTCCCTTCTCTTTGCATCAATCTTCCACTTCATCTAAATCAAACACCTTTATAGGTTCGTCTGTTGTGTCTTTAATTCCTATAGATTGATTAGGTTTCCCTAATATTCTATCTGCTAAAAAGTTTACAGCAGTCATATTTCCACCTAATGCTTCTTGATATACTGTATTTACTACTGCTTCTAGCATAGTTTTCTTTGATTTACCTACTGGAGTGTTAGCAATTTCTTTTATATGCTCATTGAGTGCAAATTCGTTTTTAGGTCTGCCATTAGGGTTACCTGATTGCCCTTTAACCCAACCCTTTCCAGTGATTCCACCCTTGAGTTTCTTATCGTTGTTTTTTGGTTGTTTTACAACCTTTTTCTTTTTTGCTTTG